GCGGGTCTCCTCACTTAAGCTTAATGAACTTAAGTTCGTCCAACCTCAGGTATATGGAGCCATTACCATATATTAGTCCTGAGACCTGACTGGGGGGCATGAAGATGCCCTTAGAAATGACTTAGAGGATAGTCCCCTAGTACACCTAGCAAAAAAAGCTTGATACTAGGAGCCTCGAAATGTCAACTACCGGTCCTTTTACTAAACTGAGTTACGCCACCTCCTGGTTATACAAACACCAGACTTGGTATCGGCAGGCAGCCCCTTACAGGGCTCCATTGCCTTACACCATGGTGAAACGATTCAGTTATTCCGGCTCGAACGCTATTGGTCAGACATGGGTGGGGACGGCAAACACCGCCTCCTTCAATGTCGCTGATAGTAGTCCCGTGAGAGTTGAAGCCCTTAACAAGGCTTATGATTCCTTTCGTGGCAAAGTGTACGAGCAAGAGGCCTTAATTGGCCTTAATGTCGCCGAGCGGAAACAAGCGATGTCGATGATGGCCTCACGGTCAACAAAGATATTAAAGTTCGCAAGAGCTCTAAGCAAGTTTCGGCTGGGAGAGGCCTGTGAGGCCTTGGACCTTACAGTGATATCCAAGAGAAAGACTTCTGTGGTCGTAAAACGACCACGGATTGTCAACGACAGGCTTTGGCGATCTGCCAAAGCACGTGAGGAACGACGTGAAAGACACCGACGAACGGTCAAAGACAGTGATGATGGAGGTTCTCGCGAACCTTCATTCTTCATATCCGGAAACCGAACTAGGCGTGTATTACGTAGAACCCCCGATACTGTCGAGCTGCGCTTCAAACGAGGCGCAAAATCTTTTGGCGACAACTACCTGGAGTTTCACTTCGGGTGGGAGCCTTTGGTTAAAGATATCTGGTCTGCTGCGCATATTGCGCTTGAGGATCCTTTCAAGGGGTTAGGGAAGCGCTTCAAAAGCGCTGCTACTGCTAAGGGTGTAACAACCCTCGGCAATAAGAACTCCCGTTATGCCGTTTGGAGGGAACTCACCTGGAAAGAAAGTGTTTGCCTCAGGGCGAACATCCAGGTCACGAACCCGAATCTGCACCAGTTACAACAAATGGGATTACTTAACCCTGCTGTTGTCCTCTGGGAGTTAGTGCCTTACAGCTTTGTACTAGATTGGTTCGTGAACGTGGGGGACACCCTGGGTTCATTCACTGATTTTGCTGGTTTGACGTTGTCTTACAGCTCTAGTACTCGACTCATCAGATGCAAAGAGAACAAGTTTTACAACTATCCGTGGGTACCATATCCACGGGGAACGGTTGATCATGTTTCTCTTGTGAGGTCACTGGGAATACCAAAACCCCAGCTGGCCTTTAAGGAAGTTAAACTTCCTTCAGTGACTCGCGGCTTGACGGCCGTGTCATTGCTAACTCAATTTCTCCGCAGAGTATAAATGTCGGATCTTTCTCCTCTTAAAGGAAATTAAAATGCCTAATATGGCCGCAATCACCGTCAAAAAGAACGACGGAACCACCGACCAAGTCTGGACGAATGTCCAAGCTTCTGGTGGAGACAAGAGCCCCGCCATCTGGCGGAACACCTCTGTCGGACTCGCTGCTTCATTCAACCCGGAAATGCGTATGACGAGCCGCCCCAATGGGGATGGTACCGTCCGTCGCATCGAAGGTCAGATCGACTGGAAACAGTCGGCAACTGGGTCCGATGGCATCGTGCGCAAGGTAAACGTAGGCCTGTTCTCATTCAACGTGGTTGTCCCTCAGGGGATGCCCGCCGCAGATGTGAACGAGTTTTCGTCCCAAGCAACGAATTTGATTGCATCTGTCCTGTTCAAGGACTGCGTCAAATCCGGTTTCGCTCCTCAGTAAGGAGCTTGCATGATGTCAACCGAACTTTCACGTGAAGTGAAGTCCGTAGCCCTCGCACTCTGCGACGGCTTCTCCGGTCGTCTCTCTCAAGATGTTCGCAAGTTCATTTTGGAAGAGCGATGGGATGACCTTTGTGCTATGAAGGTCAACCCTGCTGAGTTTTCTCATCCTGAAGACTACTTTAACAACGTAGTCTGCGTATCCTTTCTTCGAAAGTACGCGCCTCTTCCGACCACAATCGATCGTAAAAAAGTCGCTATTGAGGGTTTTTGGGAGGCCGAGAAGACTTGCTATCGAACCAATCAGCGGCTCTATCCTTTTGTCTACAAGACTTACAGTCCAGAAGACGAAGCGTTGCTCGAGATCATCTCGAGTGTTCGTAAAGAGATGGAGGCCTTAATCGGGACTAGACCGCCTGCAAATCCTGCAGGTAGGTTCGGTCCAGGTTCGACATACGGGGATCGGGGTGTTTTCACAACAATACCTGATAAGATGTCTTCAAGTCCCACTATAACCCGGGAAGCCTGGCCATTCTTATTCCCCTGGAGCGGAACGCTCTGGGCGAAGGCTGTAGCTTCTCGTAGTGGATCTCCCACTTTCGTCCGAGGGAACCGTTTCACAACGGTGCCCAAGGATTGCACAAAAGACCGAGGCATATGCATCGGTCCTAGTGTCAACCTCTTCTATCAACTCGCCTTTGGCGAAGCGATTCGAGGCCGATTGAGGGACTCAGGAATTGACCTGAGGCATGCACAGTCCACTCACAGGCAGGTCGCCTGCGAGGCCAGTATCACTGGCAACTATGCAACAATAGATCTGCGCCAAGCTAGTGACACCCTTGCGTCAGCTTTGGTTAAGCTGATTCTACCCCATAAGTGGTTTGAACCACTGGACGCGCTTCGAGAGCCGACCACAGAGATCAAAGACTCTGATGGTTGTATTCGGACAGTCGTGCTGGAAAAATTCAGCGCAATGGGGAATGGGTACACGTTTGAGCTAGAGACAGCCATTTTCTTGGCCATCTGTCGTGCGGTTTACCGCCATCACGGGATCACTCCCGAAAATGGAATCAACTTGCACGTCTTCGGCGATGACATCATTGTCAAGACTGAAGTAGCGAAAGACGTTATTGCTGCATTGCAGTACTTTGGGATGACTGTAAACGAGGATAAAACCTTTGTGAGTGGTCCTTTCAGGGAATCTTGCGGCGGAGACTTCTTTGAGGGCGTGGACGTCCGTCCATACTTTCTTAAGGAGCTTCCAAGTGAACCGCAGGATTATATTGCAATGGCTAATGGCCTACGTGGCCTTGTCACTGATAGTGACATGGCTTTTAGTCGTAGGGGTATTAGTGTTCGTCGTGCCTGGTTTGAGGTGTTGGATAACATCCCCACCCACATCCGCAGGCTTCGAGGGCCAAAAGCCCTCGGTGACCTGTGTATTCACGACGAACGCGAGTTCTGGCAAACCAGGACTCGTAGCAGCATCCGGTATCTCAGAGTCTATCGACCAGCACGCTTCAAACGCGTTTCCTGGAATCACTTCGATAGTGAGGTACTTTTAGCTGGAGCCTGTTACGGCCTACCATGGAACAACGGGATGGTGACACCCCGCGATGCTGTGATAGGTTATAAACAAGGCTGGGTAGCCTACAGCTAATAGCTGTAGGGTAGGGGCGGTTCTGATTGCCGCCTTACTTTTTGGTACATAACATCGTACCTGGAGGTCCCCCTATGGGGCCACAAAAGCGGGAAATGCTGCGAAGC